AGTGAGGAATATGCTTATGTCTTCCGTAGTGGTGAGTGGGTATGCTATAATATGCATCAGTTCGATGATTCTAAACTTCCTGAAATCGTTGAAATTCCCTCTGGTGCTCTTGCTGTTTGATCTATGAAAACTTCTACTGCTCTTGGTGTTGCTTTTGGTGTAATTGTCCTTGCTGTTGCTGGACTATTCTTTGAGGCAGCACTGCTTGGATTGATTCTGTCTTGGTTTAGTGTGAACTTGACTATCTGGCAGAATCTTGCTATCGTTTTTCTTGCTAATCTTATCTTTAAAAATACTGGAGTTTCTTCAAAATGAAAAATCAAAACGGTTTTATTGATTCTGGTGTTGCCCTTGTAGCAGTTGGCGTTGTTGTGATTGGTGGACTTATCTTTATTGGTGGTCCACAATACAATGTATGGCAACAATCTCTCGCTGGTAAGGCAGAACTGCAGAAAGCAGAATACACTCGTCAGGTAGCAGTTCTTGAAGCACAAGCAAAGAAAGATTCGGCACAACAACTTGCTGATGCTGAAATCATCCGTGCTACTGGTGTTGCCAAAGCAAACCAAATCATCGGTGATTCGCTGAAAGACAATCGTGAGTATCTTCAATATCTTTATATCACTGGTCTGGAAGAAGGATCGAACAAAGGTAACGTGACGATCTATGTTCCTACCGAAGGTGGAATGCCTGTTCCCACTTTGCAAATGAACAAGTGACACTTTAATAACTGGTACACGACCCGCCCACAAGGCGGGTTTTCTGCTATAATACTGAGGTAATTGGGGTTTCTTATGGATCTGTCTGAACTGATTGAAGAACTGCGGGAAATCGAAATCTATGGTTCTGAACCAGCAGATTGGATGGGATACCTGTATGATGATGACTTCTGGGTGCCAGATCACGAACTGGCATACTGACCCTTTCAGGGGTGCCTAGATGCCCCTATAATAAGCACATACGCAACCAACCGATGCCTACCCTCAACAAAGAGTTCAGCGCCTTCTGTGCCGAGCGTGATGCCAAGAACACCATTCAACTGAATGTTGTCAAGTGGACCTGGATGTTCTGTGATGCTCTTCGTGATGCTGCTCCCGATGGTTATGACTACATCTTTGAGAGCGGTAAGAAGTATCACAAGGTCATTATGATCGATTCTGCTGGTGGTCGCTCTGTTCACTGCTTCATTGATAAGAAGACTGGTGAGGTTTACAAGTCTGCATCTTGGAAAGCACCCGCCAAAGGTGTTCGCTATGATCTCCGCATCATTGAGCAGCGTGAATGGTTGTTTGAGAAAGCAGATTGGGCAGGAGGTTATCTTTACGCAAAATGATTTCTTCTATTTTCTTCTGGTGGTTTATCGCTCTTATTGGTGCTTGTTTTGTTAATTATGCACTGATGCAATTCACTGACAACGATGACGACAACTAACAAACTAATCTTCATCTCTTCGTTCATTTGGTTTCTTCACTGGGGTCAATGCATTACCTTGAAATGTCTGGATATGGTTATTCTAAACTCCTCTGTGAGGATGTTACCACTTGGTTTCTGAATCGATTCCTTCCACGTCATAAGATTGAAGTAGAGATCCTGCATCGTGGACTGAAACGTGAGCAGGTTTATGGTTACTGCGATTACGTTGGTGAATCATATCGTCCTCGTGAGTTTCTGATTGAACTTCAAACTCATATGGATGAGGAGTTGTATATAAAAACTCTTTTGCATGAACTGGTCCACCTGAGGCAGTGGGTGATTGGTTCACTGCGGATGCGACGTGGAAAAATGCATTATGGTAAAATAGCAGTCGAACTTTATGACTATTGGCATCAACCACATGAAATAGAAGCAAGAGAGCAGGAAGAAACCTTATATCTGAGGTATCTGATTGAGAAGAACTGTGTGCCAGTTCCAAAGGTGGCACAGTTCTTCCCGAACCGCCTGATGGTGGTGCTATAATTACAAGGTAATCAAGGGAACCGCAATGGTCACCGACACCGCACAGGATGCCCAGATTCGCCGTTCTATCATTAAATCAGTGAGCGGCATGGATCTTCGCCTTCTGCAACGAATTGCCTATGAGGTTCGTTGTGAAGAAATGGGCATTCGCCCTGATGGTTGGAAACTCTACCCTGAGAACTGATTCATGAAACTTTCTACTACTTCTGTCACTAAGATTGCTGATGCTCTCAAACCAGCAGTCATTGATTACATCTATGAAGATGAAGGGTTTGTCGAATATATGCAAACTGCCGTAATAGAGGGTATTCGCAATGCGATGGGAGATATGGATGAGGATTTACTTTTTGAACTAGGTATGCTAATCTTTGATCGGATCGAACTGAAATGATGAGCGAGCAACGAAACAAAGTAATTCAATATGCCCTTGTTGCTGGCACTGTTCTTAATCTAGGAATGTGCCTGAACTTATATCTTCAAGTAGGTAGAATGCAATATCAAGTTGCACAAATGGACAGTGATATTTCAAGTGCCGTTGAAGCACTGAGTCGTTATATTTGGGAAATTAAAAACAATAAAGTAAGTAATTCTGAAACTTATCCAGGAGGACTTCAATGATTGGATTGATCGCTGGTTTGACTTGTGGCATCGCTACATACTACGGTGTTGGTGATGGATTTCATGGACAAACAACCGCCAATGGTGAACGGTTTGATGCTTATCGTTGGACTGCAGCTCATCCTTATCTTCCTATGGGTACGAGGATCAGGGTAACCAATCAAGATAATCTCAAACAAGTGATTGTGAGAGTGAATGATCGTGGTCCATATTCTCATGCGGACTTAGATCTATCCTATGCTGCATTTGCACATATTCAATCTCCCCGTAAGGGTAATGCCACTATTTGCTATCGTGTAATCGGATGAAAAAACTTCTTCTTGCCGCCGCACTTCTATTCTCTGCACCAGTTTATGCTCAACAATCATCAACGAATTATCAACCATTTCGTTATGAAACTTCTTGTGCTCTGATGTATGAGGGTGAACCAATGACTGACCTATGTGTGGTGATTGAAACCCGTGAAAAAGGTGGAGCACTTCGCACTCGTAATATCTTTTCTAATCGATTCAGTCTGACGATCAAAGGTCGTTTTGATAAGGAGAAAGGTTATATGACTTGGGACAGTCACAATAAGTATGAATATAAATGGGACTATAAGATCGGTCAGGTTGGAGAACTTGGTGTCTGGTCTGAGGTTATGCCTAGTTTTTATTTGCAAAACGTAAGTTGGGATTGAATAATGAAAATTACAGAAGCAACAGTTAATTTAAATGTACATGAGATGGGTGTGATTCTTTCTGCACTTCAAAATCTTGAAAATGCAGATGAACATCGTATTGCCAGAGAGTATGGCAGTGTGCCAGCACTTTATGATAAACTCTATTCCTACTGGGAGCAGATGGACAGATCGCAAACTGGACTACGGTACGACGTGGTGCCCTCCTTCTGACCTATAATACAAAGGTAATCGGGACACACCCAGTGCAAACTCCTCAACTGACCAGCAAGGATGGCAATATGGTGGTTGACTTCTATCCTGTGAAGACTCCCTATGGTGATATTTCTGAAACTTGGGTACTTCGTGCAGTCACCTTTGCTCCTCACGGTCAAGTGTCAAAGAAGTTTCTTAACAAAGTAGAAATGCTGTTGGACATCCGTGAGCGTGTGGCATACGGTTACAATCAAACGGGTGATAACTCTAATCTGCCTCAACTGGGCAATCCGATGGCAGGTGCCTGCTGATGAAAACTTCTTATTGGTTTCTTGCAATCATTGGTATTCTAATGTGGAACGGAATGATCATCAAACGTGATCAAGAACTGTTCAAGGCATACGATAAGGTCTGTGCCGAACTTTCACAATCTCATCCTCATTGCCATCTTTCCAAATGAACGACGAAGACATCGCACAGTTGTATGAACGATCAAACCAAATTAATCTTTGCTCTGATGCAAATTGATAACATTTCAAATCTCATTACAGACAATGAATACGAGCATTTCTTTGTTTCACATTTAGTTCCAATTCAAGTTGAACTTCAAAGGCAATTGACAAATCTGATTCATTCATCTAAAATTAAGGAGTAATTTACACATACCAATGAAATCTCTTTACATTGTTGACTACTGGGTTCCTTTTCCATCTTCTGAGTATGGTGGAGTCGTTTCACTGATCGCTGAGAATGATACGGAAGCATTTGAACTTCTTGCAGAAGAAGATGGTTTTGATGATAAGTATCGGAATCTGATTATGCCAAACGTCGTCAAGGCACAAAAGTTTGCTCTTGTGGATGAGTATGAATCTGGTATCATCGATGCATTTACAACCTGAGGATGATTATGGAAAAACTTTATCGCGTTGAAGAACTTTGTACAACTGGTTGGGAACTTGTGGATGAAAAATATGTGAATATGACCAAAGAAGTGACTCAACAAGTTCTGAATCAATTGATTGCGGATGGTTATAATCCAAATTCACTTCGTGCCGTACCAAATCCCCAACAATGATTGAGTTTCCCCACAAACCACCAGCAGGTTATTCCTATGAGCAAGTTCCATTCAAATCTAATGTTGTTGCAATTTGGATTCATAATCATTACAGGTTTGTTTACAATGGTGGTGGGGTTACTCGCAGTATCTGGGGATTCTACAATACAAAAACCAAGTGCTTCCACGCTCCTGTCAACTCCAAGACAATCGGTGATCAGGTAGACATTGAACGAACGACACCGTACTCTGCTATGATACCTAAACTCTCACCTCTTGAACTTGCTTATGTCTAACAAATACAGTCCACGCCTGAATGATTATGTTCAATGGACCAAAGGTGTCGAAGGATGGGTGTATTTTGTTGATAAAGAATATATCACCATCGAAACCAACGTCCGCCCAAAAGATCAATTGAACGTTCAGGCCTGTTCGATTCATAAGAATGAGAGGTTACTGGTATTGTGTTATTGTAATCAATGGAATGAGTTAACTTATGTTGGACATCGTATTGATTCAAGTTCAACTTCAATTATATGAAACAGAAGAAAACGATGTGGAGATTATGGGCAAAGGCATTAGGCGAAAAGGCATCAAAGAATGACAGAGAATCAGATCACGTTGCTCATATACGGACTGTTATATTTCTCACTTATCTCATTACTAACTTATTCATTATTGCAGGCGTAATTCGACATTGGAATGACAATCAAAATGAAATACCAGGTTGTATACTACAAATTGAAGAAGGACAACAAACAGGCGAAACAAGAAGCGATCTTTTATAATATTGAAGATGCCTCACGCTGGGAGCAGCATATTAAAAACGAGGGGTTTATAAACTCAGAAATCATACCAATCTTCTAAATATAAAAAAAGGNNNNGAGGATAGAGAAAAGAATGAGGTTTATAATAAGTGATTAACCGTAAAACCAATAATAACTCTTCCAACTATACTTACCAGGATTCTTCAAACTTTTGAGAATGCTGTGTTTATCAGTACATTCAAAGGCACGAACAGCGGCATTAATACTTTCATAACGGGGACCAATCAAACCCGTTTTTTTATTGACACCAAATACCGATCTTTTATTCTTCTTCTCTTCTAATAATTGCCATTTGTATCCGTATGCAGTTCTACCAGTTTTGGCAGCAAGTAGAATGTTCGAATTGTTTCGCGGATTACCTGTGACCTGTTCTGCTGCGACTCTTGCATTTTCATAGTCAGTACATAAACCAGTATCTAAGTTCTTACCTCTTATCTTAATACCAAAGTGTTTACCATCTCCTCTATTCTGTTCATTCCATTGTATGAGGTGTGGTGATGATTTATATGTTCTTTTAGGTTTAGGTATTTCGCTATCGCTCAACCCTACGGGTTCCCGCTTTTCCTGCATTGAGATTACCGTTTTTTCTACATTAATAGGAGCAGGATTGTATTCAGGTTTATATTTGTCTATCCATTCATTTAACTTACTCTCTAAACATGTATCATCATATTCATCCAGTTCTTTTATCATAAAGTTATGTACACCATGCTTTCTGAATGCCTTATGTAAGGGTTCAGATGACATTCTTTTAGAACGTTCTATATGGTGTACCCATTCTTTATTCATCGCAAGTGTGGTGTTTCCGACGTATTTTTCACCTGTTTGCTTGTTGAGAATGAGATAGATGATTCCTCTTTCCATTGTATAT